CCAGCGTCTGCTGTGTAGAAATTACGCAGGCTGTTTAAGGCTTGGGCTTCTACGATGTCTTCGATCAAACGGCTATATTCATAGTGTTTGTTGATAGACACTTGCACTTCAGTCTCTGTGGCGGCAATCAAAGTGACTGCTGTCTCAGCGGCTTTTAGTGATGCTGAACCACGGGTAGGTGCAGGGATATGAACCACATCACCCTTCTTACCCTTGAAGTTCATCTTCATTACCGCATTAGCGACAACGAGGTTCTTTTTGTAGGCGGCAATAATCTCATCACTCCAAATTTCTGGGATGAATTTCTCTGCGGTTGTTACAGTCACCGAATTGGTCGGGCTAAATGCTGTTGCCATGTTAAATCTCCAAAAAACGATAGGTTAATTACTTAACCCGTCCATCTGCGTATGCTTGCATGATTTCCTCACTCAAAGCATCGTATCTGTTCGGGTCTGTCATCTTCAGCCGAATAAGGTCAGCCCTTCGATAAACTCTCTTTGAACTCTCCCCAGAACCGCCTACATCCACAGTTGCCGCCTTCAAGTTATTCTTACGGGTTGTCTCTCCAGACTCACTCGCTTGCTTAACCTTCACGCCTCTCAACTGCTTAAATGTTGACAACAACTCGTTAGCACTATCGTAGTCAAATGCACCATCCGCTTTCGCAAACAAGTCTAGGCGAACAGGTGAGGATTTCACCCAATTCACAAAGTCTTGGTCTTGAACAATCTGCACATAGTCAGGATGTTCTTGCGTTAACTTCTGCTGTATCTGCATCCTCTTGAAGTCGTTTGCCGCTTGGCGACCCGCAACTACATCGGGATGTTGGTCTACTGTCTTACGAATTGCCTCTTTAGGATTCTCAAAGAAATCTACTTCAGGCTCATCTTTCTCAATAGGTTGTTTGTTAGAACTAAGGTTTTGCTTTATAAGTTCATCTGCCAGTTTACGAATCTCACCGACTTCCTTACCTTGCCTCTCGATTAACTTTTCAGCCTCAAGGTGCATTTTGACCACATCTTCCAAAGACTTTTCCCGATATTTGTCGGGTATTTGGGCGAGTGGCTCTGTTTCAGGGAGTTGTTTTTGTTCCTCAACTGCGTCTAACTCACTTAGCGTCTCATCTTCTTTGTCAATCAACATATTTTTCCTTTTTCCTGCGTTTTGATCGTTCTCAGGACATTTAACTCGCTCTTGTTACGAGTTTTGCTTACGTTCAGACTTCAACTTGTCAAGATGGCTTTTCTCGAACTTCCCATGCGCTGACGGGAAAGAACCAGACCACCCTTCCAACCTAAAGGCTGGCGCACTTAATATGCGGTTGGCTGTATCTCCGCACTCACACCTAAAACTCTGTGTCTCATAATCACAGAATCTTTCGGTTTTATGCCCGTTTTCACAGGCAAATTCAAATATTCTTCTCATCCAATTCCTCGTATGCTCTTTCGCTGACCTCTTTCAAGGTTCTCAGCCATGTCAGAATTGACAACTCGCCCTTTTTAAAGTGCAAAGTCGCTTCGTCAGGGATTGTACTGATATTGTTCAATGATGCAATCATGTTGTCAATATCTTCCATTAAGTCAAGCCACCCATCAGTTCCCATCGTAGAGAACCGATTTTCGTAGTATTTTTGTAGTTCAGGGGTCATGCAGTTACCTCAACCCATGCCAATGTAGTCTCATCCCATTCATAACTCTTGCCATCAGTAGGCATTGGAGTTGGCGCAGACCATAGACAAGTCTCCTCGCTCATTAGCCAAGATGAATATGGCTGTGGAGGTATGAAAGCATCTCTAGTGCTGTCATAGGTGTAGCCAATACCAGCGTAGTTCTTACGCAAAGGTGTCCCACCATTTTTGTGTTGACCACCATAGGTGTTATATGAGGTTTGAATCCACTCGCCTGGGCTTGAGTCCACAAATGTTTGAAAAAACTCAGACTCAGCCACAATAACTTGTGTAACTATCCCGTTTACTACTTTTGCAAAATGTGACATATGTTTTTTCTTTATGCTGTGTAAGTGCCAGAAGATGTGTAAGTCAGAATTGTGTTTGCGCCACTTGTCGTGACTGTTGGGCTTCCTGTGGCTGTGCCAGAGTAATTTGCAGTTGGCACAGAAAGAATAACTACGCCAGAACCGCCAGCACCTGAGTTAGGGACACTACCTCCACCACCACCACCACCACCACCGCCTGTATTTGCTGTGCCAGATACGGCGGCTACGCCATCACGCTTACCGCCAGCACCACCACCGCCCGCACCACCAGAACCGACAGTCGTGCTTGTATCTTGAATGCCACCACCACCACCTCCAGCGTAAGTTACAGATGAGCCTGTTATTGACGAGGCTGAACCCGCACCACCATTACCACCAACTTTAGAAGAAGCATTGCCGCCTACTGCGCCAGCACCGCCACCGCCTCCCGATGCGGCATCGCCAGTAGCGTAGCCAAAACTTGTACCGCCATTATTTCCTTGACCAGAAGTTCCAGTTCCAACCCCGCCAGTATTTGAAGATGCGCCACCGCCAGAGCCACCATTTCCAGCCGCAGAACCAATCGCACCACCACCTCCGCCACCAGTAGATGTGATTGAACTAAATACAGAATTTGAACCAGCATTTCCAGTTGCTAATGTGCCTACACTAGCACCGCCAGCACCTACTGTGACTGTGTAAGTTGTTCCTGGGGTTAAAGAGAAACCTGTACCTGTTAATAAACCACCTGCACCGCCACCAGACCCATAGAATGATCCACCACCAGAAGCACCACCAGCCACTACGAGATAAGTTGCTGTATAGGTGTAGTTGGTTACAAAAGGTTGCCAAGAAGTTCCGTTGTAATACTCCATAGCCACAAGACCGCTGTTGTATCCCATTTGACCAGCACTAGGACTTGCTGGCCTTGTAGCCGTTGTCCATGATGGGAATGTCTCTCCGTTTGTGCCGTCAAGAATCATTGTCATGCTTGCACCTTTGGATATTTGGCCTTAACCGCTTGGCAATCGGCTATGTATTTGTCAATCTGTGCTTGGTCACCTTTGGCTACTCCGTCTAGGTAGTCCGTCATGGGAGGGTATTCCGCTTGGCGTTTGGCTATGTATGCTTCTTGGTCAACCCATGCGTTGACCATATCCATGTCAATTTCTACTTGATTACCTTGGGCATCAAAACCACCAGCACTTTCATCAATGGTTACAACATTTGAATATAAAGCCCGAATTGCTTTGTGGTTCATGCCGCTATCTCCATTAATGTTATTGTTGAAGAACCAGTAGCCCTAGTAGAATTTGCTACATCGTATGTTCTATTAATATAAATTGTTGATTGTCCAGCAGTTTGGTTCAAACTTTGTACTTGCATTTTATAAGTCGTTGCAGATGTGGTTGCTGGTGAATCCAAATATTGATTTGCGGCAGTTTCAATGTAAAACTGTGAGTAATCATTTACTGAATTTGCACCCATAAATCCTGCAGTACCACCAGAGCCACCAGTGTAATTTCCTATTGCCGTTGAACCTCTAAGCAATGAAAACTCAGCATAGTAATTATTTTCGCCCCCAACTTGTATGGCAACCATAACCAAGATTTTGCTAGATGAAGAAGATGGCGTAATGGTTGCAGATAATCCCGTAATATCAACAAGAGTGCTTGAAGTTGTAGAAAAGTTATCTGTCTTTGTTGTGCTAACCACTTGCAATACAGACCCTAATGGCATGGATGCTTTTGCAAATTTATTTGTAGTTGTAACATTTTGACTTGCATCAATACTTAAAGCAGTAGTGCCAGCAGTTTGTAGTGCTAGTATTCCAGAGTTATCGCTAGTAGCAATAAAGCCACCAGCACCAGCAGTAGAGGCATTTAGGGTAGTGGTCATTTAGGAAATCCTTTGTTCTTCCACTTGCGCTTGATATGCGGCTACAACTTCATCTGTCCATGCCACGTTGCAGATTGCCACTACATTGGCTGGTTGACCAGTTAAGTCTTGTGCTGGTATTAGGCTTGTACGATGGTATGTCTGCGCTATCTGGTCACCATCTTTTAAGATGCGTGTTGTCTCCCGATACAAGACTATGCCGTTTTCGGTAACTGTGATTTGGTCAATGACTTTTGTTTCTGTAAGTGCCATGTTTGTTCCTTTATGCTGATGCTTGATACGAAATGTTCATCATTATTTCTGTATTGTTTGCAAAGTTTGTTTGAGTCAAATTAGAATTTGCGCCAGCAGTGGATAGTTGTTGTAATTGAGCAAACGATACATTAAATGTTATGTAGCCTTCTATCATTCCAAGAATAGAAAGATTAGACCCCCAAAATGTTGCCGCACAAAAGTTGTTTGAAACATTAACTGATGTAAATGGAAATCCAGTAACAGTTGCATCTCCAGTAGATGAGCCTTTGTTAGACAAGACTATAAAAAACTGTGCAACTACAAGAGAACCTACTTTTCTGTATGTTCCCACTCTAATACTATATGTGATTCCAGTTGAACCACCACCAAATGTTAGTGTCGGTGTCCAAGTCCCTTCCTCATAATCATCCAATGTGTTTGCGTCAGTTGATGCTGACTGGGTTGCGGGAAAAGATATACCAGCACCGCTTGCCGATGCAGTTGCACCGCCCACCCCAATAGTGCTTGCAAACGATGGCGTAGTTAATGTTGCCAATGTTGCGGTAGTCGCTGGCAATGTCAATACGCTAGAACCAGACACCGCTGGTGCTTGTAGCGTTATCGTTCCGCTTGTGTCTCCAGCAATAATTACTTGACTCATGCTTATCCTTTAAAGAACAACCCAACGCTGTCCAGATGCGACTGTCACCGCTTGACCGCTTGCCACAGTTATCGGGCCAACCGAAAAGCCATTGTTTCCGCTTGCTATTGTGTAACTTGCGCTAACAGTCGTGCCGTTTAGCAATATGCCGTTAGATGCAATTACTGCTGATGCTTGTAACTCACCCGTACTTGGCTTATACAGATACTTTGCGTTGCTTGTGAATATGGTGGATGGTGTGCCAGTAGTAGCACTTGCAAACAATGGAAACAGATTACTTGCTGTTGTTGTGTCGTTGCTCAAACTTGCGCCAGCCGTACCATTCGATGCGGCAGTAATGCGACCAAAGGTGTCAACTGTCAGGTTTGTAGCCGTAAAACTACCCGCAGTCACTCCACTTACGTCTAACGCAACAGTTCCACTCGTTGTGATAGTGCCACCCGTTAAGCCTGTGCCAGCAGTTACAGATGTAACAGTTCCCGTAAACGCATCGTTGGAGGTAACTGTGAAGTTGGGATAAGTCCCACTTATGCTAGTTGTCCCTGCTCCCGTCAATGCAACTGTCTGATCTGGTGCAGAGTTAGTGATCGTAAAGTTAGGATAAGTGCCACTTGTGCTAATTCCTGTGCCAGCAGTCAACGCAACTGTTTGGTCAGGCGCAGAATTAGTGATAGTGAAATTAGGATAAGTTCCTGATGTGCTGATACCCGTACTAGCAGTCAGGCTCACAGTCTGATCTGGTGCGCTATTGGTAATCGTAAAGTTAGGATAAGTT